AGTTATACACGGCTGACCATTCCTACGGGTTGAATAATCTTACTCAGCGCAAAGGTAAGCGCCGGTGTAACGGTGCGGTTTTCGCTGTTGTCAGCGTAGACCACGGAAATCTCGCCGATACTTTCGGATTTAGTCCGGCGGCTTTCGGTTTCGAATTGGCTATAACCATCTGCCTGCACCTTGGTTGCCTCGTAAACGGCAGTCTTCACCTCTTTAGGTATCTCGGTTGCGTCAGCGTAGTAACCGTCAATCAACGCCTCTGTACGAGGCCATTGCAGGGGCTGGTTTTCGTTAGCCTTGTTGCCAATGTATTCAATACGCTCTAGGTAATCCATAGCGCGTAAGATTTGTTGCTCGACTGTGGTGTCATTGGCTGAGTAAGTCAGCCCGCGTGCATCCGCCCACGCTTTATATTCAGCAAGGGTAATGTAGGTATTCGCATTGGCTACCAGTGAGCCGTCTTCCACAATCAAAGCCATGATTTAAGCCTTTTTATAGCCACCAAGGGCGTAGTTTGCTACTTCGTCAGGGTGTACGTCAGCGGTCTTGCCATCATCGCGCACCATCTTTACCGTCTTTACTTTTTCGGCTTTGGCATTGGTTTCGCTGGTTTCTTCTTGTACTGCTTCAGTGACTTCGGCATTTTTCTTTCCTCGCATAACTAATCCTTTAAAAAGGGTCAGCCCCGAAAGACTGACCCATTTTGCTTTAGCCCAACAACACAGCGATGTGCTCTGGCTTCCATGCCTTGACGCCCCAAGATGCGGCGACTTCAATCATGGTCTTACGGTAGCCTTTGTAGACTCGGACTTCAAACACCATACCGGTGAATGGGTCTTGAATCAACATTGCGTCCGTAGCGGTATCGCCACCATCGGGTACAGCAGGAGCACGCATAGCGATTTCCAAAGCGGTGCGGTGGAAAGCGACGTTTGCGACATAGCTGTTGCCAACGGTAATCGCGGCGTTATCAGCCAACGCGATGCGTGAGCCTGGTGCGCCGATTGCGAATGAACCGCCTGCGAGAGCCGTGTTAACCACATACTTGTTGGTGTCGCCGTTGAATGTAACAACGTCACCAGCGATGATGGTACCTGAACCACCGTCAGCGGCAATGCTGGTGTCACCAACAGCGTGAGCGGCATCGTTCAACAGGTAGCTTGCGCCAGTACCTTTGGTATGTGACTGCGTTTGTGCAGACTCTTTAACCATCAGGCCTTGCAGGTCAAGCAATGTGCCCTGACGGAGCAGGTCAACGCCACCAGCTTCGTTAGCCTTTTGCAACTGAGCCAATTGACGCAGGTTAGTACCAGCCAACGTGCTCAAAACCATAGAGGCTTGACCGTCGTTGCTAGGCATACCGTTGTCAACCAGAATCTGGCGCAACTCGGCGACTTCAGTGAAGTTAGAACCGAAAGGCGTGGTGCCAGCAGTACCAAAAGCGCGTGATGCGTTCTTGTATGCTTCAACAGCCAAGTCAGCTTCCATCTCGTTAGCCAGCGTACGCATAGCTTGCTTGATTTGGTCGCCGTAGACGGTCTCAAAGCCGATACCGTTGTTCAGGTGACGCACGTCTTCACCGGTGTAAGGGATTTGAACAGCGCGAGCCTTGCTGATAACCAATGTCTTGTTATCAACGGTCTGGTCTGTACCCTCGGGGATGGTCATTGACTCAGCCACGTTTACAGCGGTAGCTGTGCGCGTGAATGAAGCACGAACATTGTCGCCCTTAGCGGCACGCTCGGAGCCGTTGGCGTTAATGGTAGCTGATGGGATGAAGCCAACGAGTTCGCGGCCTACTACGTCAGCGGCTTTATAAATGTCCGCCGCAAGGTTGTCTAATACGTTTGCCATTGTTTAAGTTCCTTTGAAAATGGTCAATCTGAAATTACTTTACCGCCATCTTTAACAAATTTGGCGCGTTCTGATTGTGCCATACTGTCAAAGTCTGAGCGACTAACTTGTTTTCGACCACCATCGGCTCTGCCTTGTGACCGTGTAGCTCCGCTACCGTTTGCCTGTGACCCGTCTACTAAAAACGGGTACGCAGTTTTAATTGTAGCAGTCAAGTCGTCCAAAGTGGAAACTGTTAATTGACCGCTATCATCTAAAACTTTAATACCATCATCGGTTAATGTCAACCGAGCACTAATTTGCTGTTCAAGCAAACCAGCGCGGGCGGTATCTTTTGTTAACCCAGCCGCAATTTTTGCCGCCGTAGTTTTAATCTGTCCGCGTTTGATGTTGGCATTTAATTCCTCCATCTTCGCCTTGAGTTGCTCTGCCTCGTTTTTCTGCGCCTCGAATAATTGCTTATAGTCGTTACTTGCTTTGGCTTTTTCTTCTGCCTCGGCTTTAGCTAACTGAGCCGCTTCGTCGCGCTCGCGTTGGACTCGCTTTTTCTCGGCAAGCAATTCATCGTTCTTTGACTTTAGCCCGCTAATGCTTGCGTCAATTTGCGCTTGCGTATGTGCGGCTACCGCCTCGGCTAATTGAGCCTTAACTGTTTCGTCTAGTTCAATGTCTTTTAGAAAGTCCATTTATTCACCTCTGGTTTAAATGTTGCGGCTCTGCCACGTTAAATGCCCGCATCCTCAAAGGCTTGCGGTTCTAATTGGCGCAATTCGTTAAGCGTCAAGGTTCGCCCCTGACTATCAACAAATCGCCCAATGCTCAAATCGCCATTGCGGAACAACTTGCCCCGTGATGGCCCTAAAACTGTATCCTGAAAACTAGCGGGTTGCCGCTTTAGCCATTGTTCGTATGTCGTGGTAGCGAGCACTTGCTTCGCACCACCAGCCCCAACAGCAGGGCGCTTGCCTGTTACCGCACTTGCCAAATCGTACTTCGGGTCAACCACGGGAATAATCGTGCTACGGCAACCAAAGTGCGCTGGCGGCTTCGGGCTATCTGGTTTGAACGGGTAGATAAGGCCGTCACGGTTCATGCAGATAAGGCTTGTCCTTGCGTCTAGCGTAGACACCCATTCGTAGCCGGTGAATATATCTTTGTTCTCGCGCATCACTACGTCGCGGGCTTGCACCGAAACGTGGTTGGCTACCGTGCGGACAATCGTTGCGGCTTGTGACCTTTGGATTGGCGCAAGGTTTTTAACGGCTGTTTGTATCGTACCGTTAGCGTCGCCTAACGCGATGCCGCCCCGTATCGTTTGCACAATCTGCTCAGACTTCTTTTTGCCAAACACCTTTAGCGCATCGCGGATGGTGTAGCCTTGCCTTGGTGCGACGTTCATTATTGAGGTAAAAATGCTTGCTTCAAGTTGCGCCATTGACGGTAAAACCGCTGTCGTGCGCACCGTGTTGTCAAACATCGTTTTGCTGAACTCGGCTTCGTATTCGGCAAAGTCAATCGCCTCTTGAATAATCTTGTCTGCTATGTCGCCGTTTAATTGGTCGGCAAGCAAGCGTAAGTCCATCAATATCTCTTGCTGTCGGGCGCGAGATAATAGGCTCAATTCGTTACCAGCAAGCCGAGCCGCTACTTGTTCAATCAAAGACTCGATAGCCTCTGCCGCCTCTTTCTCCCTGCCGGCGGCATATAGCTGTACAAATATCTGGTGGCGCGTTGCCGCGTCGATTAAAGCGGTGTTGCTTGACATTAAATCAGCGGGTTAGCCGTTCCTCGTTCTTCGCGTATGTCCTCAAGGGTGCGCTCAGGGTCTACAACTCCGGCGCTCTTTAGGCGGTCGAAAATATCCTGCTCGCCGATAATGTCCCTGTCCATCAGCGTGACCATGGACATAATCAACTGCGGGTCAACTGACTTGTCGTAGAACTCGTCGTTAATATGGAACTCAATGTCTTCTGGCACCAGCCCCATAAACTCGCCAACCCATTGCAGGCAAATCTCGATACCCTCGGACAAGTTGCCAACCAAGTCACCCAGCACGCTATTCTCTGATGCAAAGCGGATACGGGCACCTTCGGCCGTTTCGTTGCCAGCGCGGTCGGTAATGATACGCGCACCGATAGATACCATCGCGTTTTCTTTAGCCCGCATAGCCTCCATAACCAATTGGTTAGGGTTTGCTTGCAATAGGGTAGCCGAGCCTGTTTCGCCCAGAACGTGACCAGAGCGTGAGCCTAGCTTGATACCCTGCGGGTTATATTGCTTC